CAACACATCAGTTTTTGCCATCGCCGTTTGTTGATCTGGTGAGGGTGCTGAAGAGCCTCCTGATTCATCAGGCATGCCTGACATGTCCATGTTTATCATAGCCTTGAGTTTTTCTATATTAGTTACTGCCTCTTCAAATTTGATATCTGGACTGGCAAGGCCTTTTAGTTCAGCTTTACCAATACGTTTACCCAATATACTTACGCCTGTGGCTGGTGCGCCATTTACCAGTGCCTCTACTTGAGGAAGCATTTTCCCCATATCTTGAATGTATTTTTGCATACCTGTATTTTGTTTATAACCAAGTCCTAGTTGTGCAAAAGCATGAAGAGCTTTGACGTTGTTTTCAACTGTAGCCACATCGATCATTTTCTCTGCAAATTTTTGAAGTGCTTCTAGTGGTTGAACTTTTTCTTCTCTACCAAAGAAACTAGACAGCCCTTTAGCAATACCACTTAATAAATCTCCACCACCCTTGAGAACTTGTGTGCCGGCAAACTTGGCCATTCCCATGCCATATGCAACTAAAGCGTCTGCATTTATCTTGAGTTGGGCTACCTGTTCCGCTGTGATCACAATAGAAGAGAACTTAATCAGATCGTCAAGTGGATTTGATTTTTTACCACCAAAAAAACTAGTTATACCGTCTGCAAGGTTGCTGACCATATTCCCAATAGCACCACCAGCTTTTCCTGCTTCTCCAACTGCACCAGCGGACATTGCTTTTGCATATTGCACCATTGCTCCAGCAACAAATTTTATCTTCTCTGGATCGATGCCCTTCGCCGCAGATATTTTCTGCATACCCTCAAGCTGAGCATCTAAAGTTCCTTTACCACCAAGCAGTTTACTAAATCCGTCAGCAAAACTGGATACTGCATTACCAAGACTACCAACAGCACCCACTACAGAGGCACCAGTGCCCAGCGTTGTGACTTTAAGATATTGCACCATTGCACTAGCAACATATTTAATCTTTTCTGGATCAATACCACCGGCAGCTGATAATTTCTGCATATTTTCAATTTGCGTATCTAGAAACCCTTTACCGCCAAATAATCCACTGATACCGTCCATGATTGAACCAACAGCACCTCCTAGACTACCAACAGCACCTATTACAGAGGCACCAGTTCCTAGTGCCATTGCTCCAAGATATGCCATCATAGAGTCAGCGTTCGCCTTTACTCCCTCATGATTAACTTTGGCCTCGCCAAACTTTTGCATAGCTTCCAAAGGTGGAACCGAACCAAGCATTTTACCAAGACCACCAAACACACCTTCTGCAAGGCTTCCTATCGCACCAAGTGCTTTAGCGCCACCAGCAGCGGTCATAGCAATACCATAAGCTCTCAATGCTTCAGCGTTTCTCTTCACACCTTCTGCGTTTATCTTGGCGTTACCAAACAATTCTAATTTCTTGAGCATGCTGTCTGGCCCAGACTCAATACCCAACATATTACTGATACCGTCAGCTAAACCACCAATTAAACCACCCACAGCACTGATCGCTCCGCCGATACCCTGAGCGCCTAGTCCAACACCAATCGCTGCCATACCAAGTCCGACTTGTACAAGATTTTTACCATTGATACCTTCGAAGGATTTTAGATTCTCTGCAAGGCCAGGAAACACCTCTGATACTAGTCTAGCAGCACCACCAACTGCTAGCATAAATGCGCCGATACCTAGACCAAGAGCGCCCATTGCAATAACAAACTTAGGTGCAAAAGCTGCAGCCTTTCCTATACCCATCATGAATCCACCGATACCTTTACCGATACCAGCACCAACACCACCTATCGCTCGAGCAATGCCTGCAAAGATACCACCAGCCTCAGATTCTTTACTGCCAATCGTGGTTTCATCTGACATGCCAGTAAGAGTAGACGCAATTTGATCCAGATAGGTGTTAGTTTTATCTGCACGCCTATTTGCTTCATTCGCCTGTTCTTTTGCAGCTGCACCACCAGAATCACTTGCCATCTTGTCAGCAACCCTATCAAGTTTATCTGTGGTCTTGCCCAGTTTGTCTACGGTATCATCGAACTTAGACATTTTACTTCCTTGACATGTAAGCGGTCATACCCATATATGCACCTACTACACCAGCCATGCCGATGTAGAATAAAGCAGACAGATCACCTAGAAGTTTCAGTCTAGACTCAGGAATAAAGCCTGGTATCATGACAATGATCGTAAATAGAATCATTGCTCCCATTGATATCCAAGCCATACGCCGTTGAGCGTCAGCCTTATGATCAGCATTTTCTGCTTCATGTATTTTTTGTACCATCTCAAATTCTTCGTCACTCACAACACCATCTCCATCCAAGTCATATTCATTATATTGCGATTCTGGTTGTAATTTTTTCTGAACCACAATTAACTCCTTTTACGTTCTAGCTTGTCTTGCTCCTCCTGTTGTTCTTTTAGGAATTGCATTAACAGCCCCATGTATATTTCCCTTTCCCACGGCACCATACCTTCCAATTCGTTGAGGCTATAATTATGATGTTGCATCATGGCAAAATTTGCCTGATAATAGTTCACCAGAGTTTCGTGAGAAAGGGCTATACGAAAAAACTCTGGAGTCCCTCAATGTTTACCTCGTTTTTTGCCTTCGTTTTGGGGTTAGTAAATTTAACCGCATGTTTCAACTTAGGCATAGTTTCAAAAAATGCAGAGAGCTTTTCAAACATTTCTGTAGACATATTTTCTAGAAAGTCATCTAGCTCTTTGTCAGTTATATCAACTCTGTTATGTATTTCATCACCGTCATGAATTTCCATAACGCATCTTTTAATCATAACAAAAATTCTTTCAACCTCTGTTTTTGCCTCGTTTGGCATGGCCATATCCGATAAAGTGGGATACCCCATAATCATTCTGATATCGTCTGTCAGTTGTACCTCATTTGAATGACCAACTTCTGTGATCACAGATACTTTTGACAGATCAATCTCTACTGGTACTTTTGTTTCGCCATCATCTGGCGCAGTCATCATAATAGTAGATTTCTCTCCTACTGATTTTGCTCGCATCTGTAAAAACAGATATTCAATGTCAAACAGAGGATACTGATATGGATCAATTTCGCCATTTGTACAGTCTGTAATAATCTGTGCAAACGCATTTTCAATCACCTTATCGTCTTCTGACTCCTGAGCAATTAAAAGGTTCTTCTGTTCTTTGACCAGAAAGGGCCTAAATTTAACAGTTTCACCAGTTGACGGTAGTTCCAAGTCATACGATACCGTGTTTAGCTTTGGTAGTGCCATAATTTTTCATCCTTATAATTTTCGCAACACAGCAGGTATATTTGCTGTGATATTTCTCTCCACAGAGTTCACCACCGTTTGAGTTATTTTGTCAGCAATGCTAGGTGGTGTTTGGTCAATATCAAGTGTAGTCCACGTTCTAAAAGCAAACGTGATTTGATTCTTAATAATGTCGCCAGCAGCTGCCCCCGATAATTCTGTAGCCGTAATAGTTTTTGGCCACATCTCATGTATTTTCAATCCATATCGTCTTTGGTTGTTTATGTCCAGTAAGTATACGTCAGCGGAACCTATGTACTCGTTGTAATATCCAACATTCCATGTTTCTGGATTAAAACACTTTTGTTGCCACTGTTCAAAGAATACTCTTTCCTCTAATCCAGAGCTCGCTTGAAATGTCATTGATACTTCATTCGAATATGTTACTTCCTGTGCAATCTCTCTTACAGGGCCATATATGTTTGAGTCTGGACTTGATGTTATGTTTCTGCCAGGCAACTCTACGCTCTCGCAACGCAAAGATACACTTCTAGAAGATTCATTAGTGGCACGCAAACCACTGAATACATTTGTTAGACTACCGCCTGTCTTTGGTGCAGGCGGGTAAATGAGAA